ACAGAAGATTTGCGCCGTCATTGGTGAGGAACTTGCCCGTCTCAAGCGCGGGAATCGACGTTCCGGTTCCACCCGGGATCTGCACATCGTCGCGGTCCCACACCAGCGTCCCATCGGCTGCATAGAGGCGCACGCGGTAGTCGCCGTCACCCCAGATATCATCGGCGGCGCGACCATCGGAGCCAACCGCGATGGAGGCGCCGTTGTTGACGGTCAAACCCTCGTCGCCGTAGACGTTCTTTGGGGTCGTCGTGCCGGTCTCGTAGAACTTCAGGCTGCCGCCCGCAGCGAGCCGGCCTTGCAAGTCGAAAAAGACCGGGGATTGGTCTAAGATACGGAAGGCTGTCATTGGAACTCCAAGGAACGGCATTGAACTCGCCCACGCTCATAGCCATCACCCTTGCGCCCGCTATTCGCTGGGCGTTTGGGAAATGCGTGGCGTTGGCGGATCGAGTTGTTGCGGGATGGCTGCTGATTCACCTTCCCAACGGAAGGCTCAAATCAACGCTGCTTTTCAGCACGAGCAATCGCTGGGACCAGGACGGGCGCGGGCCTGGCGATTCGGGCGACGCCACCAAGAAGCTTCGAGCTGGCGCCGGGGAGTAGCCTTGCAGCGGCTTGCGAGTTGAGCGCCCTGCCAAGAGTCGCCCCCGTGGCGGTCAAGCCGGCGAGCTGGCCTATGCCTGCCGGGTGCAACGCACCGCCTAGACCAAGTGCGCTATAGACCAGGCTTCGCGCGGCTGTACCTGAATCCGGGATCGGGTCTTTGAGTACGTTTTGCCCTGCCTGCGCAAGCGCTCGCATTTCCGGCGTAGCGCCGTATTTGCTATTGACAAGCGACCATAGCTGAGCGGGATTAACGTTGTCGTCAGCACCGGATACACGGGTCAGCGCCTTCTTGAGTATCTGAAGGTTGCTGTACTTGCCGTTGAGAGCCTGAAGCGCAGCGGCATCATCCGGGCCAAAGGACTTGGCCGCCACGTCCTGCATGGCCTTGCGCACCTGGCTGACCAAGTGCCCGGCCGGCTGCTGCGCCTCAAGCTTGAGCAGCTCGGCGCGGATGTTCTGATACAGGCGGCCCGGGATCGATCCATCATTGTCGGCAGCGGCGTTGATGTACTTGCCGATCTGGTTCTGCACCACCTTGGCATTTTCAGGCGTGAGATCCGCTGCCGCCTGTTTTGCCAGTCCGACGAGTCGGCTTACATCCGGCGGTTCGATGGTAACGCTGTTTCGGGCGAACAGGTCGTCATACTGCTTGCTGATGGCATCCGAAGCTTTCTGCATGACCTCGGGCGTCAGCTTCGGGGCGTCCTGGTCGATGGTTCGCGCCAGTGCGCGGTTAAATCCCTGCTGCTGGGCATCCTTGGCCGCGCCCGAGCCAGAGAACGGCAGGTAGCTCGCTGCCGAGGCTAGCGTCTTGGCGAACTTGGAGTCGGTCAACTGGGAGAAGTGCAGCGGCACGCCAGCATCGCGAAGCACTTGGATGCCCCTTTGCGTCGCATCCGATAGCGCTGGCCTGATCGCTTGCGCGGCCCTGCTTATGCTCGAAGCAATGCCATGCCCCACCGCTCCGGCTGCCGCGCCTTGCACAACATTAGCAAGGCGCGACTCCCCATCTACTACTGGCTGAGCTGCGGCGTAAATGCCACCCGAGAGCGCCGAACGCGCTAGCGCGCCTGCCTTTCCTGCGATGCCAAGATCGCCAACAGGGGCTGCCGCTAGAGCGACTTGTCCGGCGATATTGCCAGCCATACCGGCGCCCGTATGCATGAGCGGCGCGTCGCGCTGGTTCGCGTCTGCCTGCTCTTGCCTCAACTGCTCGGCCTGGGCGGCGGCTCCCGGGTTTACTGCCTGCTGGAGGCCAAAAGGATCGAGGGCGGCCTGACCTAGCTGACGTAAGCCGCGCCCGGTGTCTACGAACGCCTTGCCCATGCCCGCGCGAACCTTGTCCAGCGTGGACATGCCATCCGTCGGATCGTCCATGCGTGACGCCGTAACCGTCATGGTCGGCATGCTTTGCGCCTGCGCCGACTGGTTCTGGCCGCCATACTGCGCATCGAACTGCGCCTTGGCCGCTTGCACCTGTGCCGGGTCGCCGATCTGAGGCGCGACAACCTGGGAGAAATACTGCTCACGCGCCGCGGCTTGCTGATCGGCAGGAAGAGCTTGGTACTCCGGGCTAGCGGCAACGTCCTTCCACGGCTTCGGCATGGTCAATTGCCCCAGAGGTGGGAGAAGTCTTGGGAGGCTGGCTGCGCGGGAGGCTGCGTAGGTCCGGCGACGGGCGGCGCCGCGTCGTCATGCATCTGCTGCATGGCGGAGAGGATCTTGCCGCGCTGTGCATGGACGGCTGCCTGCTGCCCTTGGATGTCCTGATTCAGAACATCCACGACCGCACGAAGCGATTTATCCGACAACTCCTTCTTGATGAGTTGCTTCGCTTCCTCGGCCGTGCTGATCGGCGTACCTCCGGCGCCCGTGGCGCCCGACATGATGCGGGCATAGTCAACAGACATGGTGGTGATGGCTGCATCCAATGCGCGGACGTCGGGATCGCCGAGCGCGTCCTTCCCGCCGAGCAGCCATTTGTTGATAACGGGCGAGCCTGTCCGGTCCACCTTGGACGAGATATTGAGCGCGGTGTTAGTGTTGTTGACGAAAGCCTGCTCCGACTTCTCCATGACATCGGAGGTCTTTTGCAGGTTGGTGAGCGACGCCTGTAGGGCGCGGTTTCGACCTGGTACTGTCTGAAGCTCGGCAGGAGAGATGCCGGCGTCCTTCGCGATCTTCGCGGCGTGGTTCATGATGGCGGTGCGCTGAGCCACGCCCTCCTTGCCGCGCCCGATGGGCGGAAGCTTGCCTGATCCGATATAGCCCCAAGCGGCATTGTCGATGGCGTCGCCGGTTAGGCCCTGCCCCGAGCCGGAAGCATCGGCGGGGCCACCGGGGATAGCCTCAAGGCTGCCGTCCTGCGTAAAACGGTAGCCCGAAGGCGCCCTACCCATGCCGCCCGCGCTCGACACGGGATGCATCTGACGATAAGTGGACATGAGCCCAGGGTCAGACTGAAGCGCCTTGATCGTGGCAATTTCGCCCGAATCCTTCTGCTCTGCAGGGTTGTCAGCCAGCACCTTGCCGGTCGGGTCCACAAGCTGCGCGCCGCTGGAAAGCTGGATGGGCTTCTTCTCCGGCATGCCGCCCGTGTTCGCGATGGTCTGATAGACCGCCGGGAGCATGGAGTCATCCCACTGCGGAGGCGCCTGCTTGCCCGTGAGCTGTGACAGGTAGGGCGACACGGCAGACCAAGCCCCCTGAATGCGTGCCGGGTCCTTGGAATTGACCGCGTCCAGCATGAAGCGAGCGGCTCCGTTGAGCTTCGCGTTGTGATCGACCTGCTGCGCCTTGGCCTGCTGAGCAAGCTGCCCCTGCATCTGCATGGCCGTACCGGGATCGACGCTGGCAAGCTGTCCTAATGCCGCCTTTTGCTGATCGGGCTGGGCGGTGAAGGCCTGCCCGGCAAGGCGCGTGGCAAGCTGCTGGCGGCCACGGTCGAAGCCCTGGTCGTACTGCCCCACGATGTTGGGGAACATGAGCTGAGACATGCGTTAGGCCGCCTTCGCAAAGTTGAACGTGCCGCCCGAGAGCGTGCCGGTGTTGTAGCCCTGGTATGGCGCCGCGCCTTGGCCGCCCAGTGTGTAGGACGTGCCGGTCGTGGGGGCCTGGCTGCCGAAGTACTGACCCGCAAGCCCAGCAAGCTGCCCTGCGGTGTTGCCCCAGGCGTTGGCGCTGTCTATGTACCCGTTTGCCTGCGCGTTGCCGGCATTGGTCAGATAGCCGCCGATGGCTGCCGCATTACCCGTGCCGACGCTTCCGAGGTTCGAGGAAGCGCCGTAGCCGGTCTGCGCGAGGCCGGCCAGCTTGTTGTAGTAACCGTTGTACTGCTGCGAGGCCAAGCCCTGCGCGTAGTTCAGAACGTCAGCACTATGGCCGCCCGAGTACAGTGAGCCGCGAGCCGCCGCGCTGCGGTCCAAGCCCTGCAAGCCTTGGCTCAGCGAGAACTGATAGTCGGGCGACTCCTTGAAGCTGGAATAGTCGCCGCTGTTGAGCTTTTGCATTTGCGCCAGGGCGCTACTACCCGCGTCGATGTAAGGGTTGAGATTGGCAGCCGTGCGCTGGTAGTTCTGTTCGCTCTGCTGGATGGCGGCCTGCGCTGCATTTTTCTGCGCATTCGCCGCCTTGTTCGCCGCGTTGCTCTGCATGACGCCGCTGCCGATGACGGCTGCCGCGCCGATGGCGGCGCCCCAAATCTCTGCCATTGCCGCGTCTCCTAAACGAACTCGCCCGAGGGGCCGAGCTTGTGGAAGTGGCACACCCAGACCATGCGGCCGTTGTCCGCGTCTGAGCCAATGCCTTCGAGGGGAAACCGGGAATGAAACAGTGGGGCGGGGAAGATGAGCGCCCGGTTCTTCCGTCCCCGCACATAGTCAAGCTGCGTCCACTTGCTCGGATCGCGCGAAACCATGTCGTCTTTCAACTCATCCAAGAGGCCCATCTCCTGCATTTGCAGGAAGCCGGGCATCTCCGTTAGGCCCGTGCGCTTGTGCCTGAAAAAGGCCGTGCCACTTTCTTCCTCGTGATCGCTCAAGTACACGACGCACGTATGCGATCCCGATTCCCGGTCGGAATGGATATAGGCCTTTTCCATGCCGACGTTCGTCGCCCGGAAAAACAAGCTGTTCGGCACCACGACGCCACCGATAGCCCGCATGAGTGAGGCCACCATGGGCGCGTGATCGCCCCAGAAGCTCATGCCCTCATAGATCGAGCTTCCGACCTCCCCTTTGTTGGGCCGCCAAGTGCCAAACCCGGCAGCGAGCGCGGACTGGCGCACCCGGTCGATATCCGGGGAAAAATCATCAACGACAAGGAAGGTCATCAGCTTTGGGTCGCTTCAGGGAGGGCGGCGGCGGCGATCAGATCCGCACGCACGGGGTCGGTCACGCGAATGTCGAACATCCATTGACGGCCCATGCCAAGCCGGCGCAGCTCCAGGCGCTTGAGGAAGTCGCCAGTGGTCCCCATGGGCAACTTGCGCCACGCAGACCAGTTGCGGCCGCCGTCCTTGGAATAGCGCACGTCGATGGATGCATCGACGTCGGCCACGTCGCCGGGTAAGCCCGTGTCCACCTCAAGCGCCATGCCGTTCAAGATCAGCGCGTTGTGCCCGTCGTGCTGCACGCCCGTAAGGCGACGGCGCTCCATGGGCTGGCCATCTTCCTGCTGGACGTTCCAGTCCAGCTTGTAGAGCTTGTTCGTCGTGTAATCGCCCGCAATCCACGAGCCATTCCAATAGGTCAGCGTGTTGATGCGCCAGCGATCCAGCCCATAGGAGGAGCGGCGGTGCCAGTCGCCCGAGGCGGCGTCATAGCCCCACGTCTGACCATCCGGGAAGGTCAGGTAAAAGACCTTGTGCCCGCGATCCTCGAAGGTAAAGGCGAACGCCTGCGCTAGGTTGCAGCGGGCGATTGCCTGCTCAATGGCGTGGGTGGAAATGCGCTGCGGCGTGTAGCCCTGCGCCCGGTAGACGATGCCGTCGTTGCCAAGCCAGAACACGCTGTTGTCCATCACGGCAACGGCGTAGGTGGAGGCGAGCCCCACCTCCATGACCGTGCCCTGAGCACGCTGGAATGTGCCCTCGGTTGCGCCCGTGTTGATAAAAGGCTCGATGGTGCGCTCGCCCATGAGCCACCATTCACGGTGGGTCACTGCCTGACCCACGAGAAGGTCGGGAGAGCCTTCGGCCTCGTACCGATCCAGGCTGCTGTAGCTGGACGCTGCGGCTAGGTCGGACGTGTAAGCAAAGCGCCGCGCCGGCTCGATACCCAGAATGTAGCCATCGACGAAATCAAAGCTGATGGCGCCCGGGAAGGCATCATCCGTGATCTGGCTAAGCGTGCCCGTGGTGGTGTCGTAGATGTAGCCGCCCTGCCCGTTGGCAATGACGAGCTGGTTACCTCCCGCGATCTGATTGTGGCTCAGGCTGCACCGTTTCACGCCGGGGATCGAACCCAGCGACGTCGCGTTGCCCTTGGTGTCGACGGAAAACAGGTACTGCCCCGACACGACGAACAGCCGGCCCTCAACGTTACGAGCGCCGCGGATCGGGCCGCCGACAATCTCGCCCGATCCCATCGTGGCGAAAGGCACAAGACCCGGGAGTCCGCGAAGGATGGCTGGTGAGCGCGTGCCTTCACGTTCCGCGCGAACGGGGATGTAGTTGACACAATCCTGGTGCGACCACGGACGGTTGTCGTCGGCATACGCGCCACCGACGAGGGCCATAGGCTGCCAGCGCATCAGCCGATAAATCCGTTGCGCCAGCCGCGATAGCCGAGCCGCTGGCCCTGCCCAATGGGAAGGTCGGGGTAGTCGATCCGTTCGAAACTGTTGGATGCCACTTGGGCGCGAAGCATGGCCTCGCCATTGCCCGCAATAGCCGCAACCGTGGGGTCGGGCTGCTTGCCGTACTTCGATGCCAACCGCAGCGCAAGGTGCGCCCCGATGGCCTCATCAGCCTCCGGCGGCGTCGGCATGTCATGTTCTGGCGCGGACACGTCCGACCAGCCCATGGAAAGACCTTCAGCCTCCCAGGCGCGCATCAGGCGGTTGAGCGCGCCGATAGCGTCGGCACAGTCGTTCTCGTCCACCGGGCCGTTTGCATCCGTCACGCGCAGGTGCCCCAGGGCATCGCGCACGATGTCGATAACCTGGGTCATGCCTGCTTGGCCTTGCGCTTGTCAGGCTTGGGCGCGCTGTGGCGGATGTAGCCCTGCTTGACAGCCTTGGCCTCTTCCTCGGCGTCGTAGACGATCACCCAGTCATCGCCGATTTCGCCGTCCTTGTAGAGCATGTGCGGGTATTCCATGCGGCCTCCCAAAAAAGATGGGCGCCCCGGAGGACGCCCATCCAAGCCACTGCGGTGATTACTCGGTGATGCGGCAGGCGTGGTCGTTGCGGACCGTGGCATTGCCGTACAGCACATCGATGCGGGTCCGCTCGATGTCGTTCAGGCCGTCACCAAAGGTCATCACGCGCACGCTGATGCCCTGCACCGTGGCGGTGTAGCCCTCGCACGAGGCGAGCACCGGCAGCGGGACGAAGGCGGCAGCGAAGGCGTCGCGGTGGAAGGCCAGGTTCTGGCGCTTGGACTGCGAGGCGGTGCCGAAGATCGTGATGGCCGCGTTGTCGGCCGGAGCCGCGTCCACGGTGCCGACGACGCTCGCCGAGTGCGGCGTGATCGCCGGGTAGATCGCCACACTGCCACCGCCGCCCGCGTAGTCCGCGGTGACTACGAACTGGCGCAGATAGCCCAGCGACGCCCCTGTGATCGGGTGGATGGCGTTGACGCCAGCGATGGTGAACACCGTGCCGCGCGGCATGGCGCCCGTGCCGGTATCGACCACCAGGGAGCTGCCCGACTGGCCCGCGCCGTTCACGAGATAGCCCGCCCCGGCACCATTGGCGATGACCGGCAGGGACTGGTTCTCGTAGAAGTCGAAGCCCGCATAACGGCCCACCGCGCCGTCATCGAACGCGCTCTTGATCTCCTTGGAGTCGTGGAACAGCGTCGCATTCGCCTCGGCCAGGCCCACGTTGGCATCGGACGAGAACAGGATGGTCCGCTGCCCGGTCGGCGCCAGGAAGTTCTCCAGCTTGGCGCGGGCCTGGGCATACGGAGTGCGGGTGCTCGGCACCGTGCCCCACGTACCCACAACGTTCGGGACCGAGGCGACGAAGTCGGACAGAAGATCCGCCTGCACGATGGACGCAAGGGACTGCATCGCAGGCTTCAGGATGCGAGCCTTGAAGTCGGTCAGGCTGAGCTTCTTTTCCTTGGCCGTGAAGGCCACCGGGACGTGCTTCTGCTTGTTGAGCTGCAACCGGACCTTCTGCTCGGTCCAGTCGGGCGCGGAGCCGCCACCAGCGAACTGCGAACCGTCGTACACGGTCGGCACATTGGGCACGCCGATATCGACAAAATCGCCCTTCTGGTAGCCCTGCACGTTCTGGCCGAACTCGTCCGAGCGGCCGGTGTTGATGTTCTTGATGAGGTTGGCATCTTCCACCAGCATGGCCGCCGCTTCACGGGCGATCATCTGATGGGTAAGCAAGGTATTGCTCATGGGAATGGTTTCCTTGGGTTAGCCCTGCTTGCGGCGGCGCTTGAACCACTCGTCATCGGTCAGCTTCTCGGGCGGGGTTTCCGCCGGAGCGCGAGTCGAAACGGTGGGCACAGGCGCGGGCGCCTTGGTCACGGGCTTGGGGGTCGGTTGGGCTTGCGGCGCTTGATGCGCGGCCGTCAGACGCGAGGCGATGCGCTGAACCGCAGCGGCGGCCAGGTGCGGTTGCACGGCGGCCAACTGGAAGGCGGCATCGTCATCAGAGCCAAGGAAATAAGCGATCTGCGGCCCTAGCTCATGGGCCATGATCGCGGCCTCGATGGCCGGCGAAAGCGGGTAAGCAATCGAGTTGACGACTTCCGGGAAGTCCGGATGGTCACCAACGAAATCCGCAACCTTCTCGTTGTAGGTCGCGGCGGTTTCCGCGTCACGTCGGGCCTGATCGGCCTTGCTTTGCTGTTCCTGGTGTTGCTTCAGGACGTACTCGGTATGCGCCCGATTGAACGCCCCGATGTCGAAATTGAAATCCTCGATCTTTGGCTCGGATTCACTTGGTGCGGGCGCCTTCGTCCTGGCCTCGAACTCGGCCATGCGCTGGCGCAGCTCCGCGTTCTCGCGGTTGATGCGGTTGATGTACTCGCGCGTGCGGTTCTTCTTACGCTGCTGTTCTTCATCGGCCTTCTTGGCGGCTTCGGCCTGGGCCGCCTCTGCGGCTTGTGCTTCAGGCGTGGCGCCTTCGGTCGGCTCAGCAGCCGGCGTGTCAGTCACTTCAGCAGGCGCAGCCGCGCCCGCACCCTCAACAAGGGTGGTTTCGTCACTCATGGGGCTTCATCCTTTCGGGTGTCGGCAAGGCGGCCGATGCGCTTGGGCTAGAAGCCCGGCTGCTGCCCTGATTCGGGCAAAGAAAAACCGCCTTGCGGCGGTTGGGTTTGGGTCTGATTGAAGGTGGATGGGTCAGGTGGCGGGATGCCTCCCCGGGCTATATGGATGCGATCCAGGTTGTCCATGTGCTGACCGTTGGCGCTTGCCTGCATCTGATAGGCCTGCGCGTTGGCTTTGTCGATCTCAGCCTGCGCCTTCGGATCGAGCAGCGCTGTTTCGGCCTGCGTCTTTTGTGCCTGCGCATGGGACCGCTCGGCGTCGGCGGTGAGCTTCTGCACCTGGGCCATGACGCGCGGATCGGGTGGCGGCTGCGGAGCCGGCTGCGGCGGCGGATCGCCTTCCTGCGGTTCCAGGAGGCCTTGCGCCACCATGATCCTGCGAAGCGCCTTGTCCACCTCGTCCGATCCAGGAAGATCCACGTTCTTGACGACCTGATAGGCCAGGATCGCAGCCAGCGGCGGGAACTGCGGGCCAAGCTGTCCGGCCATCTGCGCGAAGGCGTCCACCGCCTCCATGCGCTGCGTGGCATAGCTCGGGCCAACCGTCACCACCACGTCGTACTTGCCCTTGCTGATGTCATTCAGCACCACCGGCTGCCCGGTTTCCGGATCGGTGACCTGGTGATAGAGCTGCTTCCACTTCGCGCCGCCGTCCTCGCCCAGGATGCGGACCACCCGCGGCGTGTCGTACACCTTGGGAATCATGTCGATCAGGATGCGATAGGTCTGTCGGATCGCGTAGCCGAGGTTATCCACGTAATGGAACGTGGCCGTGGCGCCCTGCTGCTTGCGCTGACCGATGGCAATGCCGCTGGTTTCGTTCGACCGCGCACCCAGGCTGGCGTCGTACTGCCCTGTCGCCGCCTTCATGTCGTCGTTGTCCATGCCGGCGAGCTGTATCAGCGCGGCGGGGACTTCGGCCTGATTGGCGCGCTGCGGCATGGCGTCCGCATTGTCGTGGACCGGAAGGTACGGGAAATCTTCGGCGTTAGCACGGTTCCAGAACGACTCAAGCCCCTTGATCCATTTGAGCTTGAGCAGGAATGGCGCCTTGGGGGCCTTGGCAACGGCCTCGGTCATGGCCGTCCGGTGGACGTTGTGTAGGCGCTGCTGGTCCTTGCTCGGGCGCACCATGCCCTGCACGTAGTCAACGCCGTCGATGTTCTGGATTTCGCCCCACACCGGAACGATGGGGATGTACTGGCTCGGGAACTCGTAAGCCTCGGTGAGGAACTCGCGTCCATTGGCAAGGCGCATCATGACCTTCTTGGCCTCGACCGTGCGGCGCTTGGTGATCGTGATGCCGGCCTTTTGCAGCTCGGCCTCGGTAAGGTCCTCGGAGCTGACCACATCGCCGCTGGAAAGCGCCCAAATCTCGCGCTTGACCGGCTCCTTGTACCAATACTCCACCACGCGGATCTGATCGGACTCGAACCAATCCTTGACCTCGTGGTCGGTGTCGAAGTCGGTCAGGTCGGCATCGGGGTAGCGCCGCTCGAAATCGTCCTTGGCGATCAGTTCCTCGACAAAGCAGAAGTTGGCGTCGCTGCGGTCGATTTCCGTAGACGCGGGGTCGAACTTTACCGCCACGAAGTTACGAATGGGCTTGATGAAAACGTCAAGGTCGAAGTCGTCCGGACTGGCGTAATCGGTCGTCACGCGCCAGTAGCCAATCCCGCCCTTGACCGCCTGATCGAACGCAATGTCGTAGGCGTGGTCAGCGTTGCTCACCGACTCGATGTTGCGGCACAGGCCCTGCATCACCTCGGCCAGCGCCTGGTCCGAATCCTCCACGCCGCGCACCTTGCCCTGCGGCCGGCTCTGGCGCATTTCGTTCACAACCTGGCGCACATGCCCCTTGAGCTTCGGGAATTCGTAGCATGCCCGCTCGCCACGGCGCGCCCGCAGCTTTTCATCCCACTGATTGCCCGGCACGTCCACGAACTTGATGTCGTTGCGCGCCTGATCGTACAGGTCGGCCCAATGATCGCGCGCACGGGCGTACCGCTTGCGCATTTCGGCAAGCGCGTCGGTGTCTTTTGCGGCCATCAGTAGTCCGTCAGGTAGTTGTTGAGGCTTAACGAGGCCTCATCGTTGCTCATGCGCTCAGCGACCATTGCCATGTAACGGAAGGCATCGGCGCCATGGCTGTATTCGTCGTGCAGCGGGGTCGAAGCCTCGCCTGTGCTGGCCGGAACATTGCGCCGGTAGCGCTTCAAGCACTCCACCAACCGGGCGGCTTGGTGCTGGTCGAAGTAGACCTGGCCGAACGCCATGCGCGCCGTTCGGATGCCCGTTTCCACCGGCTGGCGCGGGACGATCTCCACATCCCAGCCAAGGCCCTCCATGATCTCCTTGGCGCTCTTGCCGGTCTTGTAGTCGCCATGCGCGCCGTCGTGAGGCAGCCACAGCGTGCCCCAGTTGTAGCGCCGCCGCTTTAGTTCATCGGACCACCAATCGAGCGTCTTGTGCGAATCTTCCAGGTACGCGATCACCCGCAGCGTAGACAAATGGCGCTGTACGAGGATCAGGCTCATGGCGTCATTCCAGCCAAGGTCAAACACCACCTGGACCTTCAGTGCCGGGTCGTAGGCCACGTCGCACACACGCTTGCTCTCAAGCGCCTGCGCTATCTCATCGGCATAGATCGCGCCCGATACCGCCGGCTTGCACTTGCCTTCCCAAATGTTTGCGTAGTCGGCCGGCGTCATTGTGGCCTCGGCGTGCTGGCGCTCCTTTTCCAGCACTTCGGGGAACCACGGGTTATCCGAATAATTGACCTTGACCACCACAGCGTCCGGCGGCGGCGCGGCGATGAAGCGGACGTAGGTTTCGTCCGTGTCCAACTCTGGGTTCAGCGAAACGATGATCTCGGAGCCGTCCTTGCGGATGGTCGGGATCAGGATGTCCCAACTACGCTTGCTGATGGCCTGGGCTTCTTCGGCCCATACCTTATCCACGCCCTCAAAGGACTTGATCGACTCAGCCGTTTGATCGGAGAGGCCGGCGAACAAGAATTCCGTTCCGTTGGCTCCCTTGATGACGGTCTGCTGGATCTCGTAGAACGACCCAAGCCCGAGCGCTTCGATTTGGTCGCCCAGCAGCTTGTGGACCGAATCCTTGATCGACTTCTGCACCTCACGAGTGCAGAGGAAGCGCTGCCGCTTCGTGGCGCCATCTATCAGTAGGTAACGCGCAATGCCCCAGCTCTTGGCGCCACCACGACCGCCATGCAGCACCTTGTAGCGGTGCGGCTCGAACAGGCAGCGAAGCTTGGCGGGGAACTTCGCATCAATCGTCATTCAAACGATACGCGGATGCTTTGCTGCACCGGGCCGCCGCCGGGGCCGGTCATCTCTGTACGGCTGAGCTTGGGTGCCGCGAACTCGGCCAACTTGGCGATCAGGTCTAGCGCCTTGGCCGGATCAGGCTTCCCCGCCTCCGTGCCGTCACCCTCTGCAACCTGAGTCAGCCAGCGCCCAACGTTCTCGCTGTTGTCCTCAAGCAGCCGGCGCACTGTCTCCCGGAACTCCGCATTGACCTTGTTGGGCACGCCCTTGCGCGAGCCGCCGCCCGTTTTGATCCCTTTCGCCATATCAGTCAGTCTCAGTGTGCGATGCGACTCACGGTGCAGTCAGCACTAGCGGGCCAGACACAACCGGCGGCACGTCGAAGCACGGGTAGTCGCGCACGTCCACGCGGAAGCGCTGCACGTACACCTCGCCGTTGTCTAGCGCGGCCTCGCATTGGAGCCACTCGCAGCCGGGCCAGTTGGCCGAGATATCGACTGCGGCCTGGCGTAACCCATCCAGGATGCGGGCATTGCTCATGGCAACTGCATAGCCGTCGTAGCAGCGCCAGATGATCGATGCGATTACGCGCGCCGCACTAATGGCTCCGTTGTAGTCAGCCACAAGGCACCGCTTCTCACCGCGCACGAGGCGGGAGTCATGGACACGCGCCCGGTCGTGGGCGGAGACATAGCACCGCGTGGCGCGGCCGATCTCATCGCACGAAGCTGTCGGAAGATCCGCGTTGGCCTCAGTGGCGAATGAAAGGATGAGTGCCATCAGCCGACGCTCCAATTAGCCTCAAGACCCATGAAGGCCAGCGGCCAATGCGATGCGTCGGCGGGATTTGGAGTCCATGGCGAGCTGGCATTGCCGCCTGAAAGAGGGAAACCATCCTGCGATCCCGCGGCGGTGACCTGCTGCACAAAGGCAGACGCGGCGCCCGTGAGCGCCCCCACGACGCGTGCCGATGTTGCATTTGCAGGAAGCCCAACCGCCACGATGGCATCGCGTCCAGCGAAGTCGGCGGCATCAGTCAAAAGGCTTACAACGCCGCTCGTATCGACGCTAACGGTAAGGGTTGCCCCAGCAGAAAGCGGGTCGGCAAATTGTGCTTCTTCGCCCTTCGCGAGCGTGCCCGTCCAATCCCAGGCGCTAGCCCCGCCGGCCCACACCTTGACCTCTTGCGGCCCGAAGTTGAATGCGTTAGCCCACGTCATGCCTTCGCCTCGTTCTGTTCGGCGCTATCGAGGAAAGCCTTGGCGTTGCTCATTTGACTATCGCCAGGGAGGGCTTGCCCTCGTTAAGCAGGAGCGAGTCAACGGAAACTTCGCCCTTGCCTGGAATCCCCATGAACAGCGCGCCTTCCTCAAGCGTCCGATACAGATACAACCCGCCGAATCGCTCGCACAGCGCAGCGCCATCAGGCACCCACGCTTCGCCCTCCGAGAGATAGACATCGGAGTCTTGAAGATCGCGCTTGCTCACGGTTAGCCGCCCTTGGAGTCGCTGCCGATGGTCGCCCCATCAGCCTGCGTACAACCCATGCCAGCAATGCCGTTGCCCGTTCCGGTCAGGAATCCAGTCTTGTCACTCATCAGGCTCACCAAAGAACGGAGATACGGCAGCCGCCAGCATCACCAGCAGCCAGATTAGGCGGGCTAGGAGCATTGGCTGCACCGTGAATAGGAGGGCCACCCGAAGGTGGCCCGGATGGGTCCTACTACGCAGACTGGCTGCGCCTCAGACCCAATTTCCGGTTACCAGAGTCCGGAGATGCCGTTAAGCCGCACCGGGTTATCGCCTACCCGTGTGCCGGGATCGGCCATACGTCGCATGCACAACCCACCTTTCGGCGGTATCAGCGGAACGAGCGGAAATTTCCATTCTTCTCAGGGTTTCTGCCGAACCCTGCCGCTGAATTTGGTGCCGCCCGGTTCTAGCTTGCCGGGTCTTGCGTGACCAATGGGAGTAACGGTAGAGGCTGGGCGGCTAGGTCTTAGGTAAGCACGGAAATTTGCGATTGTCGCAGTCGTCAGAACGGCAGACGCGAAAGAATGTCCTGAAGGCGGTAGCTCATGCGGGCCTGCGTCCGCTTCATGGAGTCGATGTGGTCAAGCATCTGGCCCTGCCACTTCTCGGGCGCCTCCACTCCACAGCCATCACTCAACACAGGCTTGGGCGGAGCCAAAACACGGTCCAGCTTGTCGAAAAGCTGGTCAATCACGCCTTCCGTGTAGGATTGCTCTTTCTCCAGCGCTCCAATAGCCTGATCGTACTGGGCCACGGACGGCTGCTTGCTGCCGCAATTAGGGCTCTGCTCGTTGTACATCACACCACCTCTCTGTTTTCGCGCATCACGCGCACGTATTGGTAGTGAAGCTCCGCGTGGTAGTTGGCGAAGCCGTCGATCATCATGGCCGTCAGGGAATTGCGGACCTTCCGGTACTTCGGTGCCCATACGTCCAGCCGTCCAGCGGCCACATGGGCGGCCTCGTCGTACTTGCCAGCGATGACGAACTCCAAGGCATCTACACCGGCCTGTGCGATCCAGTCATTGCGACGGCCACGGGGAGCCACGGCAGACTGTCCGTTGATCTTCTTGGCCCGCGTATAGGCCCTAGCGCAGCCGATGGCCCATGCTGCTAGCTGGCGGTCGAACATCGTGTCGCCACGGACAATGCGGCTGTATAGCTGCCATCCGGGGTAAGTCGGGTCGAATTGCTTGCTGGCCCGGTTGGCGGCGTCAACGCAGGCATCCGACAACTGCGGGCAGGCGAACACCTGGTCCACGTCACGCTGCTTCAGGAGCCAGTCGCCCACAGCCTGGGGGATGGTGGCGGTGGTCATGCAGAAGCCTCGCGCATGACCCCGAGACGCCCGTGGAGCCATAGCAGGTAGCCCCACCAACAGTCCCCGTGGCGACCAAACACGATGGTTGGCAGCAAGTACCAGCTCGAATAGCCGCAGCAGTCGAAAATCAGTTTCATGCCGCAGCCTCCACGTAGTTAGCCCTGCCCGGCTCGCAGTCCGTCGAACGGAACCACGTGCCGCACCCAAGGCACTGCATGCGGGCGTATCGCCGCGTGGACGTGATCGCGTAGCCCCGGCGCTGGTGCTTCTCCCCGCCACACTTCGGGCAGACGTGGTGCTCGCCGTAGTTGTTGCGGTTGGGATGGTTAGGAATCCAAGGGAGGATTTCGCGGTATAGATCCTCAAGCAGCTTCACGTCCTGCCGGTTGTACTTCTCCATCAGCTTCCACGCGGCTGGGTCGCCCTTCATGCAGGCGGTCCATAGCGGCATGCCCTTGTGTTCCGTCTTTCGGCCAAGGCCCATGCGCTGGGCGACGTAATCGAGCTTGCGGCTGGCGATCTTCGCCTTGCGCATCGTCCGCAGCAGGTCGATCTGGCGGAACGGCGCTGGCGGCCTCATGTGGGCGAACATGAACTCGCCCGTCAGCACGGGGATGTCGAATGAGAGGCCGTTGTAGTGGCAAACCGCGTCGGCCTCGTCCAGCAGCTTATGGACCCCGCGCAGCATCCGGTCAGGCTTGGACTTGTGAACCGAGTCGAACATCATCTCGCGCTCGCCAAACCACTTTGCCGCGTAGCAGAGCGTGTAGCCCGGCTCGACAATCTGGTTGGTCGCAATGCGCTGGTCGAACAGGCCCCATGCGTAGACCTGGTGCGGGGCCGTCTCGATATCGAGCATGAGGATGCGCATTAGAGCCGATCCTCCCCGCCCGCCAACCGCTCGTCATGGTCGCGGATGGTTTCGGCAGCCATCGGGTGGGCGTTCTGCGGGATCGGGCCAGTGGTTCCCGCGTGCGAGCCTTGGCTATAGCCCTTGCGCTCAGTAACGGGGATGCCCCATCGCACATCCCACTTGGGGACTCGCTCGGGCTTATCGCTCGCCATGTCGTAGGCGATCTTGGCCTCGCGCATGGCGGCTGCGTTGGCAGGCTTCGGATTGATCGCCCAGCCGAGATATACCTGCGCCTTGCGCAAGTCCTCGATACCGCCCTTTTCGCGGTAGCGGCTGACGTACTTCAGCACGTTCCCGATGCAGTACGCCTCGAAGCCGGGGCCATCCAGCGTTGCGCGGATGTAGTCGATAGTCTCGATGCCGGCGCGCTGGTAGTGGGCGGGCTTGGTAACTGGGTCAATGACGTAGCCGTGTCCCGGCTTGCTTGGGGGGCTACCTGCTCCGCGACCGTCACACGCCCCTGTCGGCTGTTGCGAACGCCTCGCCTTCCGTTCCTCGTGGTCGGCGTACAGGTTGTCGGGGTAGTGGAGGCCGGTCATGCGCGCGACCAGCGTTCGACATAGCAAGCGCCCAAGGTCGAGCCATCGTCTCGAAGCACAACAGTGGCGATGCCAAACGGAAACCGATCAGCTAGCCACACATAACCAAACTGATAGGCGCGGCGCCTGTTCTCTTCCCCGTCGTAGTCGAACAGAATGACCCAGCGACCGCGAATCTTTCGATAGAGCTTGTAAAGCCACATCAGCCGTCCCTCGGTTCTAGACGGCTCTCAATTTCCTACGTTCCTGTCGCGCTCGCCGGCATTTCATGCGACAACTTTTGCTCGCGTGCCTTCAGGTTCAGCCGGTACACGGTCGATCGTGAGCAGCCGATGCGCGCGGCGGCAATTTCCGCCCCCAGCAGCGGCAACATGCTCGCGGCATTCCTGATGCGCCGCGCCTTGTAGAGCAGCGTAATCATCCGCGCCTCTACCTCCCCGAGAATTGCAGATTCAACACCCTCGCCTTTCAAAGCTTCGAGCGCTTCCGTAAGCAGGCTTTCGGTAGTCATGGCCTTCCCCTATCAGCTCATGTCAACGATGCGTTGTTTCCAGATTTGCGCCTTGCCGCCCTTTACCTTGGGAGCCTTGCGCCATCCATGGACCTCGATGCGCCACCCCGCCTTGCGCACGGCGTCCAGGTATTCCGAATCCGTGATCTTCTTGACGCGTGCCGCCACTCCGCTGGTAGTCGTCTGCACCGCCAGCGTTTCGTTCTCGCGGATAGCGATGATGTCGAACATGCCGAACATGTCCACGCGCTTGCGGGTAAACGAATTCCAATACTCCACGACCCAGCAGGTGTAGCCCTGAGCACGCAGCGCAGAGAGTGAGTTTTGAGTTGGAGACACGCCGGCCATTACGCAGCCTCCCCGCGAATCCGCCACAACTGCGCAGGCCGTCCGCCCGTCTTGATCTGCGCACGCTCGCTCACAACACGCCGAGAGCGGCGCAGGTTGGACAGGTGCGCACTGGCTATACGCACATCCCACCCAAGCTCTGCCGCGACCTCAAATGACGTGGCCGGGCCTTCGGTGAGCACGCTAAGCACATCGGCCACCTTGCTCATGCCACAGCCCCAAACGTGCAAACCGTGCCGTTGCCGATCCCCGTTGGCACCTGAGACACGATCCGCGCCCGCTTGCTTTCGACCAGCCGGTACATCAGCTTGTGCGCCGCGTTTCGGGTGATGCCGATGGTTTCCACCAGGTCACGTATCTTCACGTGGCCCTCTTGCAGCATTTCCTCGGCGCGCCTGGTCGGGCTAACCCAGTCGTCGTCCTTGGGCTTGGCCTCGCGGATGGAGCTGTCCGACTTGACGCCCAGCGAGATGCGGCGGGCGATGCGGATACGGCCCTCCACCTCGTCAACCGTCGTGTTCGTGCTGAATGGACCACACAGCGATGGCGACAGGGACCGGCTCAAGCGCTTACCGGCGAGCGTCCCTGCCTTCGCCATGATATAGCCCTCATCCTCCACGGCATTGACGATCCACTCGCCGCCGTAGGACTCCATGTGCTGCATGATTTCGCGTGCCGCCTTATGGGGGGCGTTCGTGGTGATGTGGATGCGCATTACTTGACTAGCCTCAGTTTGCCGGACTTGATCAGTCGGTCGTGGGTAAGGTTCACCGCGCGGGCATGCAGCTCGCGGCGCTCGATTTGCGATAGGTCTTTGCCGTTGTCGATCTGCGAATGGCAGTCAGGGCACAGCGCAGCGGTAAGCCATGGCGCGGACTTCTGGCCCATGCCTCGGTGCATGTTGGAATGCGATACCTGCACTCCGTAGGAGCCGCACAGGACGCACGACTCAAGGTCGGCAACGGCTTGGAACCAGGGGCGTTCGGTGGCGTTCATGCGGCCTCCCGAAAATCAGCCGGGTTGAAACCAAGCCCGCGCAGTACCGTGTCGCTCCAACGCACCGGAGGACTTTTAAGGCCCTGCTCGTCGGGACGGTCGCCAATCTCTAGGGCTAGGTTGATGGCGTCGATGCACTGGGCCTTCTTGAGGTCCAGGCTGCTACCGCCCAACACGATCATTCCGGGGCGACCGTCACCCGTGTTGATGCCCGGCATCATTCGCCAGCCAAGCACGGTGCCGGCGATCATGTGCCGCCAGTCGTCTTTGGTTAGGCGGTTGCCGTGCCACACGATTTGCGCAGCCAGGTCGCCACACAGCGCGTTGAGAAACTTGCGCTGTTCGGTGGTGATCATTTCTTGCCAAGGCGCGGCGCTCATGCCGCCTCCCCGAACACCCGCAGGATGGCGCTGGGGTTCCAGTGCGCCTCGCTGTTGAGCTTCTTGCGCGCCTGAGCCAGCGTCTTCACACCGAGCTTGGCCGCGAAGGCCAGCACACGCTCATCGCTCAGGTTGGCGACTGCCCGCTTGGCTCGCTCTCGGGCTTGCAGCCGCTCGACACGGGACGCCTTTTCCTCAGCCGCCACTCGCTTCTCGAACTGCGCGCGGGTTTCGCCAAACAGCGTGTCTCCGCGCTTCTTCAGTGGCGTGTTCAGAACGCCGTGATCCAGCGGCGTTCCAGATTCGCGAATTTCGAATTTGTCCGCGCTCATCGCTTGTTCCCTCGCTTCTGTGCCGCGTTGTGCCAGTCGTCAGCGGCGATAACCTTGGAAATGTCCGTCCCGTCGAACGGCTGCGGCTTACCGATCTCCCTCCCGTTCTCCACCGCGTGCAGCACCTTCACGGGTCCGAATACGGCGGATAGGCGGTCTACGATTTCGGCGGTGTCGGGGAAGGCGCGGCGGTTGGCCTCGCGCTTAGCGGCGGCGCCCTCTAGGTCGCGCTTGATGAGGTCGGCCACGTCATTCATGGGCGTAGTTCTCAAAGCGCATGGAATCGGCAATCCACACAGCACGGATCACGCCCGTAGGCCCATGGCGGTTCTTCTCGACGGACAAAATCGCCTCGCCAGGGGGCGCGTTTTCGTCATGCACCGCGGGGCGGTACAGCGTCAGGATCTGATCGGCCTCCTTCTCGATTTCGGACGAGTCGGAGATGTCGCCCATGCCCGGCTGCTTGTCCTCGCGCGTATCGACGTGCCGGCCAACCTGGGCCAGCGCTATCACCGGGATGTTCAGGTCACGGGCAAGGTTCTTGAGGCCGCGCACCACCTCGCCCACGCGCTCATGCTTGGGCGTGCGCTTGTCGGCGTTGCTGGCCTCGATCCGCTGGATATAGTCCACGAACAGGATGCGCATGCCGTTCTGCTGCTTCCACTTGCGGGCCATGCGGGAAACGTCGGCGATGGTCGGCGCGCTGCGGTCGTAGATCAGGCAAGTGCGGTCGCACAGCTCTTCGATAGCGCCGCTAAGCTTCTTCAGGTCGGCGGTGTCGTGGCGGCCGTTGCGCAACCGTTCGGCGGGCACATGCGACTTGATCGACATGATGCGAGCGCCGATCTGGTCGGCTGGCTGCTCGGCGGACACAAGTCCGGCAGGCACCCACGCGGCAACAAGGAAGTTAAGCAGCAGGGCCGTCTTGCCCATTGCCGGACGGGCGCCGATCACAACCAGGTCCCCGTCGTGCCATCCGCCTAGAACGCGATCCAGACCGCCTAGGCCGGACGGGATGCCGGGGATCTTCCCGCCCAGCTCCTTAGCCGCCTGCGCAGCCTGATACGCAAGGGTCATGGCCTGCCGCAGCGTGTACTCGCTGCGCGCCTCTACCTTTTGCAGCGACATCAGGCCGGCGATGCCATGGTCCACCAGCTCAAGCGTTCCGGTTTCTCCGCTATAGGCTTCCTCCGTGAGCTGCATGCCGCGCTCGATCAACTGGCGGCGAATGGATTTCTCGCGGACGATCTGCGCATAGGCTCCGATGCTTGCCGCGCTTGGAGTGCTGTTCGCCAGCTCGATCAGGTAGGACGATCCTCCGATCATCTCGGCCATGCCGTTATCCGCGAACCAGTCGCCCATGGTCACGGCATCGCAGGGCTGACCACGGGCGGCAAGCTCCGTCACAGCGCGCCAGATCATCCGGTGATCCGCACGGTAGAAGTCAGCCTCGCTCAGTTTGTCGGCCAGGGTGTCAATCTTGTCCGGCGCCAGCATCAGGCCGCCGAGAACGGACTGCTCGGCGTCGATGGAGTGCGGCGGGATACGCAGCGCGTTCATGCAAGCTCCTTGCGGCGGGGCGGCGTCGGGCCTGCCGGGGCGGACTGTTGGCCGGTGTACCAATCGGCCTTGAAGCTCTGCCAGCCGCGCTCGCAGCAGGTAGCCAAGGCACGCTCAAGCGTCACGCCAGCCTTTGCGGCTTCGCGCTGGATGCCCTCAACGGCGGTGACCGTGATAGCGGCTTTCTTGGCCTTGCGAAGTGCCTTGAAGTCCGCGACTACCTGGGGAGATACGTCGGCGAGCAGAGAGTCCACAGTCGGACCCTCGGCTGGCGCTTTTGAGGCCCTCAAAAAACCGTCCGCGTCAGCGGAGTCGCCTTTGCTCTTCTCTTTCTTCTCTTCTCTATTCTTCTCTTCTCTATGCGTCACCGTTACGTCACGCGTTACGTCACTCGTAACGCCGTCACTTTGAGCCTCGCCAAGCTTCCTTTCGCGGTAGCGCTTTTGGCGTTCGGCACCGCTTGAACGCTCGCCAGCACTAGTGTTGTGCTCACTGAAGTTGGGCAAAGTCATGCCGCCATCAGGCTCAAATTCAGCCCATCCGGCAGCCTCGATTGCGTCGGCAAAACCAGGAACGCCGACAATTTCGTCAACGTCAGCGGGGAAGATTCCGGCGACAAACTCGCCTTTGATGTGCTCGTTCGCGTAACCCCAAAAACGGAGTAACGCCGTCACCGTGACGTAACGCGTTACGCGTAACGCGGCGTGACGCTCGGCGCGAGCTTCCGCATCGCTCATCGGCGGATAGCCGCCCATCCCGTAGGACAGCGCGGACCACTCAAGGTAAGTGCCGTTCTCAAGCAGGCACTCAGCAAGTCGCATGACCTTGGGGTTGGTGGTCAGGCCGACACGCATCTTGATCCAGTCGCCTGCCATTACCGCAGCCCCCTCGCCGTCTCGATCCGTGCGACCTGGGCGGGGCTACGCTGGCTCTGTGCGCGCGTGTAGTCGGCCCACAGGCGCTTTGCCGTGGCACGGTCGTCTTGCAGCATGGCGAGGACGTAGGCGCGGCCTAGGACCCGGATGCGGGCCTCTACGAACAGGTCACGGCCCGAATCCGTAGCGTTCACCGCGACGGCGCAAGGCTCATGCTGCGGGGAGGTGCGGGCCGAGGGTTTGCGGAAGGGAAGAATGCGGCTCATGCGTCACCCGTGGCCTTTGCCTGATACGGGCGGAACGGCCATAGCGGACAGCCTCGGCTTGTGCAGTCGCGGATTTCACTGCGGAAGCCGGGCTCTATGCGCTCAACGGTGCAGCCAACGCACTCGGCGCACTTGGCTTTGATGGCCTGTCCGCGTGTCGGCTTCTGCATGTATTTGAGCAGCGGGTTAGTGATCTGTTCGCTCATTCACCCTCCCTCCCTTCCGGCCGCATCAGCCCCTGCTCCTTGAGCGAGGTCTTGATGCCGTGCGCGACGGCGTCGAACCCGGACAGATCGAAGTCCAGGCCGTCGTTTTCGCCGTGGTCGATGATGTTCATGGCTGCTCCCGCTTAGGCCGCAGCGCTACGACTGCGCCGCCCGACTTGGGCAGCACATACCGGGCCTTGATGGCTGCTGAAATGGCCTGCTCCGCGTACTGCTCGGGTGTCATCCCGGCGTGCGCAGCGGCCTCGCGGAGTAGCGCGTACTCCGCATCCGTTAGGTTCAAATCCATAGACCCCCCTGCGGGCCTGTTTTGGCACTTCAAGCGGCGCGGGCATGGTCGGTACCCTTCTCCATCGCCTCGATCCCGTGCATCAGAAGCTCACGGGCGAAGGCGGCAGGCTGGCGACCGTTGATCTTCGCCAGCGCGTAAATCAGGTCGCGCTCGTCGTCGTTGAGCCGGACCTTGATCGGGTTGTCTCGGACATGACGGGGATCTGCGTACATCTCTCGTTCCTTCAGGAGGTCTTGTGGTTGGCAGTGGGGCTTACGGACGGCGTGCGAACAAAAGCGCGGCATGGCGCCGAGCTGCCGCCGTTCTTGTGGATCAGGTTTCCTTGCTCGTCGAACGCCTCGGGCTTAAGCTCGTAGCGGATACGCAAGGCGTGTTGCGTAGGGACGTTCTCGCCCCACATGTAAATGGCCTGCCGGGTCTTAAGGCCGAGCGCTGCACGCAGCTTCTCGACGCTTCCGAACAGTTCGATTGCCTGGGCCTTTGTCAACATGACTGACATTCTCAACAGCCTGACAGGCAATGTCAATAGCCTTGCAGAACAAACATGTAAGCTGCCTTACATGACGACACTTGCAGAGCGGGCGCGCTACGCCAGAAAGCGGGCTGGATTCACTCAGGAGACGGCCTCCAAGGCCATCGGGTGCAGCCGTGGCACGGTCGCCATGTGGGAGAGCGGCGGCGTTGGCGCCATTGAGCAATACCTTCTTCCGGCGGCCCGGGCTTACAAGGTTGACCCCGATTGGCTCAATTCTGGCAAGGGAACTGACAGATACCCGTGGGAGCCCACGGGCGGTCGTGTCGTGCCGATCCATGCCTATGACGTGGAGGCGGTGGAGTCAGACGAGAATTTCGACCCGCGCCACGAGGTATGGGTTGAGGAGGTCGAGGTGGAGGTAAGCGGGGGAGCTGGCGCGATCGTTCCAGAGTTCGTGCCGACTAAGTACAAGCAGCGCTACCGGCTGTCATGGTTCAACGACAAGGCGACCAAGCCTGAGAACGTGAAGATCATGCGTGTTCGCGGGCACAGCATGGAGCGAACACTGTTCGATGGTGACAAGGTGGCTGTGGATCTGGGGAACCGACGCATCCTGAGCAACCACGTCTATGTGGTGGTGATGGGCGATGAGGCGCGGGTGAAGCGGCTGTTCAAGGCCGCCGATGGGCGCATACGGATCGTCTCAGACAATCCCGATAAAGCGATGTATCCGGACGAGTTTGTTGCCGACGAAACCGCCGGCTTTATGGTGCTGGGCCGCGTGATCGACAAGAGCGGCGCTGGCGGGCTCTGACCAAGGGAGGACAGGGGATGAAGGTCAAATTTTTGGCGCTTGGTGTAGTAATTTCTGGCGCCCTGGCTGGGTGCGCATCTAACCCAGGCGTTATCAAAACCGGGCCGAACACGTACATGGTGTCGCGGCAGGGCAAGACTGGATTTGCAGGTATCGCTGGCTTACGTGCGCAGGCAATGAGTGATGCAAACGCCTATTGCGCGCAACAGGGCAAGGAGGCTCAGATGACAAGTAGTGGCCAATCGAGCGGCGTCCCCATCTTCGGAAACTTTCCGCGCGCGGACATTGAGTTCACGTGCGTGACCAGGTGACGATGATGGCCGGCGCGAAATGGAAGTGTGTTGCCGCGCTTGCGTTGCTGGTGATGGCCGGTGCCGCAGAGTCGAATGACTATGGCATGACGATGCCAGCGGATGCGCGCTACGTTCATATCCAACGCGTCATCGACTACAGCATGGACCGAGCCTTGCGGTCCAACCAGGAGGCAGACCTGCAAGCGTTCGCATCCATGGGGTGGCTGCAGGGCGTCTATGCGACACTTATATTGAACGGAGCTGGTGGCGGTAACATGGGCATCTGCCCTGCTGACGGACTTACTGGCGGAACTATGGCAAGGATCTATGTGACGTACATGGACGGCCACCCCAAGACGCATCAAATGCCGGACCTTGCGGTTGCCGTATTGTCCGCGATGGAGGCCTATCCATGCCCCAAGCACACCTCCTGAGCTAGCGGCTTGCGCCCATCGAGCCCGTCTCGCGCGGGCTTTTTTCTTGTCCGCCGATGTCAATAGGCTGAGCCTATAAGTCAGCAAATGTCAATTTGAAGAATGAATCGCTCAACTGCTTGACATTGACTGTAAGCAGGCTGACAATCACTCCCAAGCCAGCCCACCGGCACTCATCGAAGCCTCGGCCCGCAGCCGGGGGATGTAAGGGGAGAGAGATATGGACGCAGCAATGAAGAAGTCGCGCGGCAAGAAAGCTCAGGCCGCCGCCATCACGGCCTTCAAGGGCTTCAATCCTGACTGGACTTGCCGTGGTTTCCAGTACGAGGTCGGCAAGACCTACGAACACAAGGGAGATGTTGTCCGCTGCGCTTCGGGCGGCTTCCACTCCTGCGAAAACCCGCTGGACGTGTTCGTCTACTACCCGCCCAGCACGAGCCGCTACGCCATCGTGGAGTGCGGCGGCACCATCGACCGCGACGACGAAGACACCAAGATCGCGTCGGCAACGATCACCATTAACGCCGAAATCAAGATTCCCGAGATGGTCAAACGTGCCGTCGATTGGGTGATGGCGAAGGTTGACCGGAAGATCGAGCAGGTTGTCACCGGCAACAGCGCGACCAACACGGGCGACCGGAGCGCCGCGACCAACACGGGCAACCAGAGCGCCGCGACCAACACGGGCGACCGGAGCGCCGCGACCAACACGGGCGACCGGAGCGCCGCGACCAACACGGGCAACCAGAGCGCCGCGACCAACACGGGCGACCGGAGCGCCGCGACCAATACGGGCTACCGGAGCGCCGCGACCAATACGGGCAACCAGAGCGCCGCGACCAACACGGGCGACCGGAGCGCCGCGACCAATACGGGCTACCGGAGCGCCGCGACCAACACGGGCAACCAGAGCGCCGCGACCAACACGGGCAACCAGAGCGCCGCGACCAACACGGGCGACCGGAGCGCCGCGACCAATACGGGCAACCAGAGCGCCGCGACCAACACGGGCGACCGGAGCGCCGCGACCAATACGGGCAACCAGAGCGCCGCGACCAACACGGGCGACCGGAGCGCCGCGACCAACACGGGCGACTGGAGCGCCGCGAGCGTCGAAGGCAAGGACTCCGTTGCTATCACCACGGGCTACCAGTCCAAGGCCATGGCATGCAAAGGCAGCGCCATTGTCCTGTGCTACCGCGACGAGGATTACAGGCTGATCCACATCCGCGCTGGCATCGCTGGCAAGGACGTGAAGGAGAACACCTGGTACTCGCTGGACGCGGCTGGAGAGTTTGTGGAGTTGAAAGCATGACCCCCCAGCCCCTCAATCGCCCCTGCGGTGTGGATGTGCTGCGCCACTATCCGATCCGCCAGTACCGCGAAAACCAGGCCATCGCCGACTTCCAGGCCGCGCGGCTGCGGTACATCCAGCCCGAGCCGGCGCAGTTCTGCGCGGTACCGACTCCCGGCGAGGACGGCGAGCCGCAAGTGATGGCGTGGGTCGGATCGGTCCCTTCCATTCTCATCATCGCCGCCGCGTGTGTTGCGTGGGTGGCCTACTTTTGGAGTGCGCCATGAGGCACGCCGTCGCCTATTCCGACCTGGAATCGCCAGAGAACTTCGACCCGACGCCTGAGGAAATCGCGCCGGTTGCCGCGTCGATCCTTGCCTACTTCAAGGCCAACCCGAACGCATGGCATGAGGCGCTGAGCGAGTGCGCAGAGCATGGCAAGCCTTCCCGCCTCGGTGAAGCGCTGCGTGATGGCGACTGGACCGAAGCCGGGCGGCTCGCCCACGAAGCTGCGTTGTCGAAGCTCACCGAGGACGCCGACGACCTGGCCGAAAGCTGGCTGGTCGATAGTCTGACGATCTGGGACAAGAAGCGCCTCGCGGAGTGGCGCCCGGTGAAGTACGCCAGCCTCGGCAAGCGGTATCACCTCGCGGAGATGCTGTCGTGACGGACCCTCTCTGCGACCCCTACATCGCCGAACTGCGCGCGATGGAGCGTTACATCGACGCCACCCTCGCGTGGCTCGACACCCTTCCGCTGGCTGCTACGGCCGCCCCTGAACTCTCCCCCGATGGGGAGGCTGTGGCAGTCGGCGGTTCTATCAATCGAGGTGACGCATGAACAGCAGCATCGTCCACGCCCGCACCTGGGCCGCCCTTCGCCCGCCGTCGAACGATGAGCGCCGCGCTCAATGGGCCGCACGTTTCTACTCACAAGGCCACCACCGCACGCCGCAGAAGCCGCGCGTGAAGGTGGGGCACAGGCCGCAGCACTGAGGGGGTGAGGATGGAAATCAGCCAAACGAAAGTTGTGCCGGTGATCGCCAAGACGCTGCGCATCCACATGAAAGTTAGTGACCGCTTCGAGGCGTCAATCCTTGACGAGAACGGCAAGGAGCTTGGCGGTCAGGAAGACGGCTACGTGCCCGACTTCATGCCGGAAGACCACTACGGCGACTACGTGATCCTGAACATCGATCTTGATACCGGACAGGTCACGAACTGGAAGAAGCCGACCGCCGAGCAGATCGAACAGTTCATCGCTGGCGAGTCCGACGACTAACAACCCCCGCGAGCTGCTGGCGTACTCCTGGTGAGCCGTCCGTCCACTGACAGCAGCAACGGACCCCTATTCCACATGAAGGATTCTCCGATGGAAGTCGTTATCAACAGCTGCTTCGGCGGGTTCAGCCTTTCTGACGCAGCCATTCGCCGGTACGCCGAACTCAAGGGCCTGAACCTCTACCCAGAGCAGAGCAAGTACGGGTTCTCGACCTACTGGACCGTGCCGAAGGAAGAACGGGTGAAGGAGCTGCCCGGCAACTGGCACGACCACTCCGTGGAGAAGCGCCGGGAATACAACCGCAAGCACTCTGAGCAAGTGCTCTATGACCGTGACATTGCCCGCGACGACCCTCTGTTGGTGCAGGTGGTGCGTGAGCTTGGCGACGAGGCCAACGGCAGGTGCGCTGAGCTTCGCATCATCGAAATACCCGATGACGTTGATTGGGAAATCGACGAATACGACGGCAACGAGCACATCACTGAAAAGCACCGCACTTGGCCCTAACCCCTATTCCACACACCGAGCCGGGCGGTAACCCGGCGAGGCTACCAATGGACCCGACAACCGAGTCCGAGAAATACGCCAGCGAGCAACACCCGCTGGATGACGAAGCAGACACCGCCGACTACGGCTAACCCGAGGACACCAACGATGGCACTCCGAATCCTCCCCGCCTCCGAACCGATCACCGTCAACCGCATCACGGTGGCGATCTACGCCCCGCCCGGCGTGGGCAAGACCACCCTCGCCTACACCGCCAGCAAGCCGCTCCTGATCGACTTCGACCAAGGCGCGCACCGAGCGACCAACCGCAAGGACACCGTGCAGGCGCAGAGCTGGCGCGACGTGGCCGACCTGGACCCCGCCGACCTCGATCCGTTCGATACCGTGATCGTGGACACCGCTGGCCGTGCGCTCGATGCGCTGGCCGTGGACATTATCCGCCGCGACGCCAAGCTGGGCCGTGGTGGCGTGCTTAGCCAGCAGGGCTGGGGGCGACTGAAGGCTGAGTTCGTCGGCTGGATGAAGCTCCTGAATCAGGCGGGCAAGGACGTGATCCTGATCGCCCACAGCTCCGAGAAGATCAACGGCGACGAAACCATCGAGCGCCTGGACGTGCAGGGCGGCAGCAAGGACGAGATATACAAGTCCGTCGATGCCATGGGTCGCATCGCCATTCGTGGCGGCAAGCGTGTGCTGATCTTCGACCCGACCGAAACCGCGTTCGGCAAGAACCCGGCGCAGCTCCCGCCGCTGGAAATCCCGCATACCGACGCGGCACCCGACTTCATGGCGGGCGTCATCCAGCAGACCAAGGACGCGCTCAACAACATGAGCGAAGCGGCCCGCGAAGAACAGAAGCGGGTGAGCGAGCTGCGCTCCCTGCTCGACCAGTTGGAGACGGCAGACGCCTTCAACGAGAAGGTGAAGCAGATGAAGGACGCGCCCAAGAAGGATAAGGCGCTGCTCATGGTGGCCGCCGAGAACAAGGGCTTCGCCTTCGACGACAAGGCCAAGGCGTTCGTCGCGAGGGCCGCGTAATGCTCGCCCGCGTGTCCGAGCTGGAAGCCTTCCGGCGCTGGGAGCTGGACGAGGAATCGGACGTGGAGGCGTTTCGCCGCTACGTCCTACTCGACCAGCCTAGCGAGGCGATGCTGGCCGGTACGGCGCTCCATGATGTGCTGGAACACGTCACGCCCGGCACGGACCTGTCGGAAGTGAAGTCGCAAGGCTTCACCTTCCGCTTCACGGGTGACATTGCCCTGCCAGCGTGCAGCATCCGCGAGCTTCGCGCCTACAAGAACTACGGCCCGCTGACGGTCACCGGGAAGCTTGACGCCAACGATGGCCGGCGCGTGGAGGATCACAAGTCCACCGCCTACTTCAGCGCCGACAAGTACCTGGAGGGCTACCAGTGGCGCTACTACCTCGATCTGTTCGACGCCGACACCTTCCGCTGGAACGTGTTCCCGCTCAAGCCAGTACGCGGCGAGGAGCGCACCTACGAAATCAGCGAGTGCCACCGGCTTGAGCAGTACCGCTATCCCGGCATGGCCGACGACTGCATGGCGCTTGCTGCGCGGTTCTACGACTTCGCCAGCAAGCACCTTCCCGAACTCAACGACAGGACTATCTAACCATGGCACGCGGAATCAACAAGGTCATCATCGTCGGCAACTTGGGCGCTGACCCGGAAGTGCGCTACACGGGCGGCGGCACGGCTGTTTGCAGCCTGTCCATCGCCACGTCCGAGAGCTGGACCGACAAGCAGTCCGGAGAGAAGCAGGAGCGCACCGAATGGCACCGCGTGAAGCTGTTCGGGAAGCTGGCCGAGATTGCCGGCGAGTACCTGAAGAAGGGCCGCCAGGTCTATATCGAAGGCTCGCTGCGGACTGACAAGTACACCGACAAGCAGGGCGTGGAGCGCTACAGCACCGATATCGTCGCCAACGAACTTCAAATGCTCGGCGGCCATGGTGAGGGCGGCAAGCAGGAGAGCAGCGCACCGCGTCAGCGCCAGGCCAACGCACCGGCTCCGGTACCCGCTGGCGACGCGAGCAACGGCTTCCCGGACGACGACATTCCGTTCGATTCCCTGCGCCACCGCACCTACTTCTGAGGCCCGCCATGACCACCCCGACCAACGAGGAAGTGCGCCGGCAGTTTGAGGCTGGCGTTAACCAATGGCCGAACTACAGCGAGCGCACGCTGGCCCGCGATGGCCGCTACCCCGACTACTACGGCAACCCTGTCGTACAAGGCGCGTGGGAGGGCTTCAAGCTCGCCCTTTCCAGCCCTGCCGTGGTGGCGCTGGTGGAGGCGTTGCAGATTGCTCGCGACTACGCAGCTTACGTCCAAGGGGAGCCTGACGATCTGGCACTCATGGACGCCGCCCTCGCCCCCTTCACCACCGGAGCCGGCCATGAGTGAGATTCCGTCCATCACGGTTGCAGGCGTGACCATCGAGCACAACACGCAGCCGTGGCGTGTCGCAAAGAACCGTCACTCGAACATTGACGGCACCGATTGGGGATGGATCGAAGGCGCCCCCGGTCATGTCTGCTGGTCGGATAACGAGCGATTCAACCGGGAAGCCGCGCGCGAGGCCGTCAAGCTTCACAACGACTGGCTGGAAGATCAGAAGCCGACGCTGGTGAAGCTCATCGAGGCCACCGAGCGCAACCGGAAGATCGCCAGGCGATTCAACGAGGCAAAGGCGGTCTACGAAAAGTTGCAGGCCGAGCTTGAGGAAAGCGACCGCGAAGTGATCCGCCTTTCCCTCAAAGCATCGCCTGAACCCTCCACCCAAGGGGCCGGCCATGTCGAGTGAGCAGTTGAGGGTGAGCCTGCCGCACCAGAGCCAGCTATTGCCCGAGGACAACAAGTTCCACAAAGGCAACGGTGGCGACGGCAAGCACTACTGGCTGACGCCGCCGAAGCTCTACGCGCAACTGGATGCGGAGTTCTCGTTCAACTTCGATCCGTGCCCCTATCCGAAGCCGGAAGGGTTCGACGGCCTGACGCAGCCGTGGGGCATGTCCAGCTACGTCAACCCGCCCTTCGGATCCATCATCCACGAGGGCAAAAAGAAAGGCCCGACTGCGTGGGCGCGCAAAGCCATCGCGGAACACCAGCAAGGCAAGCGCGTCGTGCTGGTCTACCCAATCGACAAGTGGGTGCTGATGCTCCTAGAAGCCGGAGCGAAGGTCCGCAACCTGGGCGACGTTCGCTGGCTGGCAACCGAGGACGGATCCGAGGGCAAGGGCACGGGCCGGCATATCGCCTGCTTCATCCTCGACCACGACGACACCCAAGCCGCCGCCCAACTCGCCAAGGGAGCCGAGAAATGAGCTATTCGCCGGAGCAGGTTGAAGCGATGGCCGACAATTTGGTCGGCTACATGAACACGCCAGCGGCCCCGATGCTCCGCGCCTACGCCGACACCATCCGCCAAGCCGCGCGGGTGGATGAGGAATCTCTGCTGGCAACGGCGCAAGCGATCCGCGAACACGCGGCGTTGTTCGGCAACGAGCACACGCGCAATGACATGCACGGGTTCGCGGACAGCATCGAAGCCGCCCTATCCGCCCAGCCTGCGGAACACCCCGCCGCGCCCGTGGGCGTGCCGGATGCGCCGTTGAGCGTGTTCAGCAAAGGCGGCTGGACGTATTCCGGGACCGGGCAGTCGTTCGACGA